CCTGCCGGACAGTTGGGCCTTTTTTTCTTTCCGCTCATGCTCTTTTCGCGCGATCTCCACGACCTTGTAAACAAGCACCAGAATGGCGCACAGGCCCAGGAATACCAGCACGAAATTCCAGAGCATGGTTGGCGTGATGCCCTCAATGGGCTGCACATTGCTCATCGTCCTCACCGCTTTCTTCAGTTTTGATATGGAAAAGCGCCGGGCTTATGCTTCCGGCGCTGAGTGTCTGATGAGGACGTAGTCCTCGAGTATTTTGTCTCTGAGTGCTTTGTCATCCGTATGTTTCAGGATGCCGAGATAGCTCTGTATCACGCTTGTGGCGTATTCCAGGCTTACCTCGCCCCGGCCGTAGGCCTTCCGCACATAGTCCAGGTGCTGCTTCATCTGCAGGGAGGAGCATTTCCGGATGTCGATCCGGTCCGGCCGGACGATCCGCCCGACAAACTCCACGCCCTCGTCATACCGCATGACCTGCGTTTTCTGGTTCAGCTGAAGCCCGAGGTTCATCTGAAGAAAATCGTCCATGGCTCCCAGCGCGTCCCACACCTGCTGTTTGCTGTCGGCCATGATGATCGAATCATCCATGTACCGGATCAGCCTGGGAACCTGGATTACCCGCTTCATATAATGATCCATCGGTGTCATCACGACGTTGGCGGTCATCTGGCTGATCAGGCTGCCCACCGGCATTCCGATGCCGAAGATCCGCTCCGCTTCCGACACGTCTCCGCATTCCAGCGGCAGGCCGGTTGCTCTCCCGTCGCTCTTCAGGCATGTCTCCAGAAACCACATCATATCCGGATCGTCCAGCGGTTTTCCCAGCTCCCGGAGCTGTACCTCATGCGGGATCCTGAAAAAGAACTTGGTCACGTCGGCCTTGCCGATCCACTGGTTCTTCCCGGTATATTTGGCAATCTTCATCCACCGTTGCAGCGTTTTGAATGACTTTATGTGTCCCCTTCCCGGGATCGATCCATAGCTGTGTTCGTACATGCTCCGGTAATAGATCGGCCACAGGATGTTATACGCCGCGCAGCTCACAACCCGGCAGCGAAACGGCCATGCCGTGATGATCCGCTTCTTCGGGAAGTATTCATAGAACTCGTGGATGTTGGTAATCTTGTAAGTCTTCCAGACCAGCTCATTGATGCTGTTGATCAGGTTCTCTTCGAGGTGGGCTGAATAGTCCAGAACCCCGGGCATGTACCGCTTTCCTCTGGCGGCCAGCCTGTATCCGTCATACATGTTGTCGAAGTCGATGAACCTCTCAAATACATGCCGGAACTTTTCCATTCAGCCACACCTCAACCGCTTGCTGCGCAGCTTTCGCGGCGCGCCGCATTGCGTCGGACACACAGTGCATGCCCTTCGCGTTTTTCTTCCAGGGTACCTCTGACCTGCCCTGACCGAGGGGACGAGTCCCTTTACTCACCCATTGTACCGGAGAAAAGCCCGTGAGCTTTTCACATCTGACGAATGTGGGTAAATCGGAGCGGAAGCCTATCGTCGCGTTCTTGTTCGACCGCGTGTTGTTGTTGTTGCTGTTGAACGACGAAAGCCCGCGCGTCGGGTTGCCATAGTTGCACCCCGAATTGAACAGGCGCAGATCGCAACGACTCGTTCCCTATGTCTTCGGCCTGTTGTTGACGGACTTCATCAGGCCGCCGATCATCTTCCCGATCTCCACGAGCTTTCCCTCCCACACCCCGTAGGAGTGCTTCGACAGGTACTTCAGCTCCATGGATACCCGGAGCAGCTTCATCAGCTTTTCATTCTCGATGTCCAGATATTCCAGCGTGGTCTTCTTCGAGTATTTCTTTTCCTCCGTAATCGTCAGGGAAAGGATCTCGTTCATACACAGCCGGATATCCTGCGCGAGACTGAACTTGACGGCCTTCGGAAAGTTATTCAGCATCGGGTACCCGTACACCATCATGTCCTGTACCTTCTGTAAGAGTTTGAACTCTTCCATCGCCATCCGAACCACCGCCTGCACCGATATACTGCGTCCAGCAGTATATCGGTAGGAAGACGGCTTTTCAAGGGGTTTTGGAACAGGATTCCCGATGTCGGTCTGAAATTACGGATATCGTAATTTTGGCTGAAAATTTTTTCCGCGCTTCGCGCGGAAGAGGGGTCATCGCTTCCGCGATGACATCAGTACCCAGTTAAGCAGAGGGCAGCTGAATGAAAGCGGAGCGGAAGCCTATCGTGGCGTTCTTGTTCGACCGCGTGAGGTTGTTGCCGCTGTGGAACGACGAAAGCCCGCGCGCCGGGAGGCCATAGTAGCACCCCGAATGGAACAGGCGCTCTGCCATGGCATCCACGTAGAAGTTCGCTTCATAGGTGCCGTACAGATCGTTGTCCGCATCTACGCACACCAGGCCGAGGGACTGAAGCAGCTGCTTCGCGGTATCGGAGATGGTTGCGTCGCAGGTCAGGTTCTTGAACTGGAACGTGGTGTTACTGCTGGTACTCTGCTCATCAGTTGTGAACTGCATGGCGGAGCTGCTGGATCTCTTGATCTTCACGGAGCCAGAAGTAGTGCCGCTGCCGTTCGGAGTCAGGTACAGGTCAGACGCGGACGTGGCGGCGCCGTTGATGGCCATCCACGCGGCGGAGTTGGCCGCCTGGGAGTTGGAGGAATCCGCGCCATTGTTGTTCGCCAGAATCTGCAGCTCCGGGCCGTACCGCCGGATGCCGCCATGCCATTCGGAAATGTTGCCCACCAGATCCGCGATGCCACTCGGGGTCTGGTCATGGTTCCAGGTCAGCGGGCCGGTGCCGGTCGCGGTGTGGAAGATCTTCCCGGCATCCGCTCCGGTGCCGTAGGTCATCGGCAGGGCTTTCTGCACGCTTTCAGAAACGTGCTTGCCGTAGTTGTTGTTGCCCTTGGGCATAACCCCGTTCATCTGGCACCACCGCAGCAGCATACCCCACTCCATCCGGGTCATCATGTGCCAGCCTGCGCCCTTGTTTTCGCAGTAGCCACGGGCCGTATCAAAGGTCATGTTGTTGGCCGGATCCTGCCCGGGCAGGGAGTAGGCCCGGCTGTTCTGCACGATGTTGATGTACTTGGAGATCCAGATGGCGTCCACCTCGCTGCCGTTAACGATAAACGCCGGATGCACCGCCGAGCTTTCGGCAATGCCCAGGTCAGCCAGCGTCAGCTTCGGAATCTTCACCATGATGGAGGGCATGCCCTTGTCATCGTACTTGATCTCATTTCCGGGACAAACGGCCATCAGGGCCAGATTGGACAGATCGAAATTAGCAGCCATATTTCAATTCCTCCTTTACTCAATCGCCCACAGGCTCAGGGTCACCGTGTCCATGTCCAGCGGGACGGGAATGAGCTGCTGCTCTTCTCCCTCCCCCTCTTCGGTGTACACCCGGGCGGGGATGTCGATCTCTGCCACATACGCGCGGCCGGCGGCGGTACCGATCACCAGATCCCCGTCCGCGTCATGGCAGACGTCGATATGCACCGGCCAGTCCTCTTCCCGCTTGGCCAGGTTGATGGTCAGATCGTCATCGAAGCAGATCTTCTTTCCCGTGACCTCATAGTCGATCTTCGGGCCTTCGTTTTTGTTCACGATAATCATTACACAATACCTCCAATCACGATATAGTTGATGGTCGCGGACTTCGCGCTTCCGGCGTAATCCAGCTTGAACCCGTTGACCTGTTTCCCGGAAACGTGGATCTCGCCGATGTTCCCGGCGTCACTCTCCACCTGGGTGATAACAGCGTAGTTGATGTCATCCTGGGGTTTTACCAGCGCCACGGTCTGCTGGCTGTCGTTGAACGGGAACTCTGCCGTGTTGGTCAGCGTCACGCTGCCGGCTTCGCAGATCGGCGCGTCCTCCTCGTTCTGCCATACGTGCTGCCGGAATGCGTTGAGCAGCAGCTCAATGGCTGTCGCGGCGTCCAGATCCGCGTCATTCACCGCCTTGACAAACGTCGGATCCAGCCCGGCTCCCTTCGCCAGGGCCAGCTTCAGGGTGAGGATATCCATGCCCTACACCTCCCGCCACGTATCATCCGGTCCAAGAACGTAGATCTTGCTCAGATCCTGCAGATAGGCCACGCTTCCTGCGCAGGCCCGGCTCTCCACGGTGCCCTGGCTGTTCGGGAGATTCGATACATCCGACGCGGAGGAAATGATAAACTCGCGGTAATAGTTATCATGCCCCGGTCCGCCTCTCACGACTTGCTTAATCATCAGTCAAACCCTCCAATCACTGCGTAGGTCACAGTTACAGAGGATGCGGATCCGGTAAACGCGATCTTGAATCCGTTCACCAATCTGTCTGTGACCTCGATTTCTCCGGCAGGCCCTCCGGTAGGTGTCACGCTCAGGATCTCCACTACGTAGTTCTGATTGTCCCGCGTCTTGCTCAGAGCTACGGATACCTGGCTGTTATTAAACGGGAACTGCAGGGAATTGGTCAGCGTGACCGAACCGGTTTCCTGTGCAGTTGCCGTTTCCAGGTTCTCAATTCTCCAGACGCTCTGCCGCAGCGCGTTCAGCAGCAGCTCATGCGCCACATGCGCGTCCAGAATGCCGGCTTCCATATTGTTGAAGTTCGCCGCGTTCAGCGGCGTTCCGGCCTGTGTGACAGTACCCCTGTGCTTGGTGTGTCTGACGCCTCCCTCCACGACGGAGGATACGTCTTCCTCTACGAAGATATCTTCGTACTGGTCCACCTCATCCAGCCACAGTGTAACCAGGTATGCCATATATCATCGCCTCCTATTCCTCGTCCTCTGTGATCTCGAAATCGAACCACTGCAGAATGCTGATCGCCGCGTCCTCGATCACGATGCTGGTGCTCTGTTCGCACCAGACGTCACCGTCCACGGAGATCAGCCTGATTCCGGCGATGGTGCATGCCTGCCCCGGGCTGATCGGAACCTTCACCCTGACAACGCCGGTTTCCAGGATATCAATGCCGGCGATGGTAATGTTGTACCAGGTGGAGCTCACCTTGTACTGGGCCTTCCAGATCCGTTTCTTGATCATCTGTCTGAAATCGTTTAGCGCATGGGACGTTAACATTCCCTCACCTCCTTACATCAGGGCATTCAGCGGTGTTCCGCACAGCCTCGGGGAATAGGACGAATATCCGGCCGAGGACTGGACGATCGGCCCCTGCCCCGGATCCACGTAGGTATACTGCCTTGGCTCGGTGCCGCACAGCACGGATCCGCAGACCAGCGTGCTGTATTTCTGCCCGTCCGTGGAGGTATGTACCGTGATCCCGCAGTAGAATCCGAAGATGATCCAGCCGTCTTCCAGCCAGCTTCTCTCGTTCTTGTACAGCAGGATGGTTTTTTTCAGGGATTCCAGCTGCACTGGATTCAGGTCGCTCTCCGCGCCGATGCGGATCCGGAAGTAATACGGGTCTCCACCGTACTGGTACCATTCCTCCACCAGCGTGCTCGGCCAGATGGCGCGGATCGCGGTCAGCAGGGCGCCCTTCGTGCCCATCCGGCGATGGGTCGCGAAGGCCGCGGCGATCACCCGCCTTTTTACCTCAAGGCTGAAGCTCTTGTCGTACCAGCTGATATTGAAGTCCTGCGCCAGCACGTCCAGCATCATGTCGTTCAGCTGATCGATCCGGGTGTAGATCCCGCTGTCCTCCGAT